ATGAAGTTATCCCGCACCTTGAGCAATCGTTTTGTCGCGCGTGCTTTATATGAATCTACGACCTTATTCAAAAGCCCCATACTATCCTCCTACAAACACATTCCCGCTCCCTGTTGTGTGACTGCCAGACTGCCCACAGGACTGACAAACGGTCGCGTCACCGATGCGGATCACAGGACGACCGTTGCAGAAAACGGTAGAACTTCCCGCGACACTCGCAAATGTCCCGCCATGCGGGCAATTCGTCGGTCCGGTGTCGTTTAGGCGGTGAAGTCCCTTCCCGTTGACAAACACGTTCCCGCTCGTAACGCTGACCGTCCCCGTTCGCCCATGCGGACAGCAGGGAAGCCTCTTGTTGCAGGTTCCCGTTGTTGCGTCGCCGTCTCTTACTGCTGATGGCATAAGCTCAACTCCTAATTCAGATAGATTGTCCGCCCATTGATGATAATATCTCCCGTGCACTGGATGGTCAGCCCGCCCGTCGCGCGGTCGAACTCCACAAAGGAGCCATCGGAAAAGTCGATGCGGCGTTTGTTCACGCTGTCCGCATTGCCATCGCCCTCTTTGTAATGCGCGCCAAGGATCCACCCTGTTGAGAAGTTCTTATCGTTGCAGGCAAAGAGGCACACGACCTGCTCGCCGATATCCGGTAACCAGAAGTCGCGGTTGATCTTGCCTCCGCGCGTGAGAACAGGAAGAACTGGCGACGTGGTTTCATCCTTCTCCTCGAATACCACGCGCGCCGCGCAGTCGGCAGGAATGACCTCACTTACGATGCCGACGCGCACCATGTTTCGCACGGCTTTAGTATCCATCAATGACCCTCCTGAGTTCGATCTTTGTCGTATATCCGCCGCCGATTTCGTGTGAACTGCGCGTAATGAGATACTTTCCGTCATAGACGTGGAAGCCTACAAGCGTAACCGTATTGGACGCGAACAGGGCAAGATTCCCGACCATGGACAACGACACCGCCACCTCTTCCAAATTCTTCTCACGCAGCTTTTTCTTGGCGAGCTTCTCCGCCTCCTCAAGGCTTGCCACCTTCTCGTTGACCTCAAGAGTCCGCCCGTTCGTATGTTTCGCATCGGTGAATGTATACTCGATGAGTTCACCTTTCTTTCCGTGCTTGTATTTGACATGACATGCGCGGTAAATCTCGTGAATGGTTGTCCGACAATCGAATGAGATGATATTATCCTTGCCCTTGGTAATGGTCATGACCGGCTCTGCCGCCTCATATTTGGCGATATCAAAGACGACAATGTTCTTGTCCGTCACCTTGAGCGCAAGTCCCGCATCCTTGCAGAGTTTTTGGAGGAAGGCGAGATCGGTCTCCTCCGACTGCTCTGCACGTTCAAGGATGGGATCCTCCGGTGCATCATAGAAGTGCTCCATCGCCGCCCCCTCCGCTACATCCTGCACGATGCGGGAGAGGTTCGCCTGTTCCCATGCACGGGTGCGTTCCACGCCGCGCAGGTCGGTGTTATTGGGCACAGATATGAGTTTGATCTTTGCCTCATTCGGCGGTCCCGTGTTCGTGATCTCATCGACCTCAAACCTACCGAATGGAAGTTCTCTGTTATCCCCTGTGCCCTCCCAGTCAGAGATAACGAGTGTGATGTCCATGATTGCCCCGCGCTCCGGGAACCAGTCGCCCTGCCAGAGCTCTTCACGGTCTTCCAGTGTGATCTCCGCGCTGTCTGCCTCTCCGCTGAGGACTTCCCGCACAGAGAATGATTTGAGAAAACGGGCGATGTCCTGTGATATATCCACATTGTCATACTTGCACTTGACCCTTGCCCGACGTGCTTTCATTGTCTCACCTCTTCCACGGCGGCAGATTCTTCGCACGGCCGTCTTTCGGTACAGGCGGGATGGTCAGCACCGTGCCCGCCGAGAATATCGCCGTCCGTACATGGGCACGGTTCGCATCCATCAGAATATCCATATATCCACAGTCCCCCATCTGCTCGTATGCAATGAGGTCCCATGTATCGCCGCTTTTCGTTCTGTATTCTTTAGCCAAAGGAAAGCCTCCCTATCTCGCGATTGTACGCCGCCATCTGCTCTGCAAAGGTTCTCTGTACCGTCTGCGCTGCATCTGTGACTGCCTGTTTGACCTTCTCCGGCTGAACGCTTCCGCTGAAATTCAGCGTAATGGAGATCGGCGGCGCGTTCATCAGCCGTACCGCCCCCGACTCAAGCGGTGTCTGTTCCACGCTTTTTTTCACTTCCGAAGCCGCCTGTGTTCGCTGTTGCAGATACGTCGGCGACTCACTCGAATGGACAGGTTCCGCCGGCACTTTCGGAAAACGCTGTTCCACGCGCTGATCCTGTGTCGGCTCGATGCGCGCATTTTCATCTTCCGTGTGTAATGCGCTCTTGGCTTCGCCTTGGATATTTCCTTTCTTCGGAGTTCTCTCAACCGCCACAGAGGAACGCGGCTCGACTCCGTCCTCCTGTCCAATACCGAGGAGTTCGCCCGCCTTGCGCCACAGCCCGATCGCACGAGGCGAGCCGTCCAGAGGGATTGCCGCCTCTGCGCTGTCCTCCGCAAAGGTCGTGAGAAATGCACCCTTGCGGTAGATGCCGCCGCGCGCGTTTGCCGCGATCTCCTGTCCTCCTCCTCCGCCACTGTCACCGCTTGCAAAGTTCTTCACATCCTGGATGATACCCGTCACCATATTCTTGATGCCGCCGAGAACGTTGCTTGCAATGTTCGCCAGCATTCCGAAAATGCTGCTGAACACCTCCACGATGCCGTTCCACGCCATCGACCAATCCCCGGCGAATACACCAGTGATAAAGGTGATAATCCCCGTGAGAACACCGACAATGCCATTGATAACAGATGTTACAATGCCGATTGCCGTCGTAATGACGCTGACGACTACATTTGCAAAGACGATAAACGCGCCAACAAGAACGCCGCCGAATATTTCAGCGACGGTCATACCGATACTGATGAGAACGTCAAACGTTCCGCTATGCTCCGCAAACGCCGCACTCACCTGAGCGAATGCTGCCATAAATGCCTCACCTATTGCCGCAATTTTCGGTGCGAGCGTATCCACCAACGTATAAAACGCCGTTTTCAGCCGCTCTATGGTTGGCTGCATCGCTGTCCACGCGTTGCTGAAAGCGGTCTGAATCCGCTCCCACAACTGCATGAAGAACGGCCCCACCTTGTCCCAGTTGGCATAGATGAGATACGCTGCTGCTGCAAGTGCCATGAGCGCAATCCCAAGCGGCGAAAACGCTGCCGCAAGGGACGCCCTGCCGATGGAAAGAATCGCCGTCCCAAGCCCGCGAAACGCGGCGCTTGCCTTACTGATAGCGCCCGTCATGCTGAAATTACGAGCCATGTTGAGCGCAGACCTGCCCGCAGCTTTTGCACTATCGGCGATGGATGCCGCGCTGCTTGCTATGCTCGCACGTGCAGAGGACATACCTGCTTTCATGCTTGCAAATGCTCCCTGCGCCCCTGCTGCGCCAGTTTGCGCCCCAGTGCGGATACTTTTACCTATATCCGCCCACGTCAGTGCACGCATACGATTGAAAGCATCAACTGCACTCGCTGCCAAACTCCTATACGTTCCTGCGCTCGATGCCGTATTGATCGCCGCCATTGCTCGCGCCTGCGCCCATGTTGCCACGGTCAGAAGCCGCTGTCCTGCCGCTGTATTGCTTATCATGAGCCAATAGAGCCGCATAGATGCCGCCGCATAGCTGTAGACCGCCGAGGCAAGCTGAAAGCCCTTTACGGCGACAACAAGTGCGGCGATTGCTGCCCCCGCCTCAACAGCACCTTTCGTCAGTCCCTCATGTTCTTTCACCCATGTGGAGACCGTTGCCGCCGCGTCTGCGCCCCATTTTGCCGCGTCTGCCACGGCAGGAAGGAAAATCGTACCTATGGAGATTGCCGCGCCCTCCACGGCAGATTGCAGCTGAACGATAGAGCCTTTTGCGTTGTTCAGCATGACCTCCGCCATTTTTTCGGCTTCGCCGTCGCAGTTCTCCATCTGCGCCACAAGGTCGTTAAATACCTCGGGACCCGCATCAAGCACATTGAGCCAGCCCGTCGCCGCCTCGGTGCCGAAGATGATCTGCATATATGCCAGCTTTTCCTCATCGGTCAACCCTTGCATTTTGTCACGGAGTTCTGTGAGTACCGCCGCCATCTTATGTGCGCCTTCGCCCGCGATACTGTCCATATCAATGCCGAGAGAGGAAAGTGCCGCCGATGTTTCTGCCTGCTGCGCCGACAGGTCGGAAAGCGAAATACCGAGTTCGTCCATCGCCTTGCTCGCCTTTTTCGGTGGTCCCGCAAGACGCATGAACCCCGCACGGAGCGATGTGCCCGCCTGCGACGCCTTGACGCCCGCATTTGCCATGATACCCGTGAGGGCGGCGGTCTCCTCCATTGATGCACCGAATGCACGCGCAACAGGTGCGGCG